GGTCAACCTGAACACCGGACCGGCCATGGGCGCGGGGGTGCCGTAGCATGAGCTGGCAGCAGAACCTGCGCCCGGCATCGCTCGGCAACGCCCGCTTCCACGTCGCCGAACGCGCGGCCAAGGGCGGCAAGCGGATCAAGAACCACGAGTACCCGAAGCGCGATCAGAATTTCCCCGAGGAAATGGGGCTCAAGACGCGGCGCTGGAGTGTCGACGCCTACGTCATCGGCGACGATTACATGAGCCAGCGCGACTCGCTGGTGAAGGCGTGCGAGCGCAAGGGCACGCAGAGCTATTCCGATTTCTGGGGCCGGTCCGGCGTCGTGCAGGTCGAGTCGTGGGAGGTCAAGGAGACCAACGCCGAGGGGCGCTGGTGCCGCATCTCGCTCGAGTTGATCAACGCCGGTATCGGCTCCGCCATGCCGGCCGGCATCCCGGCGACGGGGGCCATGTTGTCGACGGCGGCCACCGGGCTGCGCGTTTCAGCGCTCGCCGGTTTCGCGTCGTCGTTCACCGGCCCGGCGTCGTCGCTGTCGGGCGCCGCGCGTCTCGGCAATCAGGTGACGGCGGGCCTCGCGTCGGCCGGCATCGTCGCCGGTCCCGCCAGCCTGGCGCGCGGCCTCGTCAGCGGCCTCGCCTCACTGGCCGCAAACCCGCTCGGCGCGCTGCGCGCCGGCGTGGCGCGCGGGCAATCGACGGCGGTGATCGTCGGCCAGATCGCGGGCCGACTTGCGGCGAGCTTCGCTTACAGAGGGGGACTCCGGTGACGCGCTATTTCCAGCCGGTGCCCGAAACCGTCCTCGACGCCGTCGGCGACGTGCTGCGCCATCTGCTGCCGCTGCTGGCGCGGGCCCCTGGCCCTGTCGGCGATGCGGCGCGCCATGCGCGCATGCGCAAGGTTCTCGACGGCCTGCTCGCCGATACGCGCGCCGCGGCTCGCTCCGACACGCTCGCCGTCGACATCGCCGAGATCATCGACGGCTACCGCGCCAGTTCGTCCGACCCGCGCGCCGTGATCGAAGGTCTCGAACGGCTGGTGACGGCGTCACGCGGCATCGCGATCACCTATCCGACCTGCGCCACGCTGGCGTTCCAGGCGCTCGATGAAGCGTCGATGTGCCTGCTGTTCGAAACGCTCGGCGTCGCCGCGCAGGCCGAGGCCCTGTCCAGCCTGGTGCCGCGATCGTGGGACGAGGCGACGGCCTACCGGCTGCGCTTCACGCGTTCTTGCAAGCTCGCCATCGAACGCGCCGGCGATGTCGGCCAGATGGAGACGGCGCGGTCCCTGCGCGAGGTCATGGGCGCCATCGCACGCGACATGATCGAGCGCGGCCGTCCGCTGGCGCGCATCGTGCGCTACGAGACGGCGCTGCCGGTTCCGGCCGTGGCTCTCGCGCATCTGCTCTATCAGGATGCCGCGCGCCGCGACGAGCTGGTCGCAGAAAACAGTCCCGAGCATCCGGCGTTCATGCCGATGTCGGGCCGCGCCTATTCACGGTAGCGCGGCATGTCGTTCATTCCGACGCCCGCGAGCCTGCTGCAGCTCGCCACCTTCGCCGTGCCCGGGTTCCGGCCCGGCGTCGTGTCGCTGCTGGTCAACGGCATGCTCTACGAAGGCTGGGTCACGGTCGAGGTGTCGCGCTCGGTCAAGGAAATGGCCGGGCAGTTCACGCTGAAGGTGTCCGAGCGCTGGAGCGGCGGCAACGGCCCGGCAACGCTGATTGGCTGGCGCATCCGCCCCGGCGACGCCTGCACGGTGCTCTATTCGGGGCTGCCCGTCGTCACCGGCTACGTCGACGCCTACAATCCGCGCTACGACGCCGAGAACCACGAGGTGACGATCCAGGGCCGCTCGAAAACGGCGGACATGGTCGACTCGGCGGCCGAGCCCGACGTGCCCAACGGCGAGCTGCGCAAATCCAAACTGAAGCAGGCCGCCAGCCGCCTGACGCGGCCCTACGGCGTCACGATGAAGGATCAGGCCCCCGACGCCAAGCGCGTGTTCGAGACCATGCGCGTCGAGCCCGGCGAGACCGCGCACCGGTTCCTGGAGCGCTACGCGCGCCAGGACGGCGTCGCGCTGACCGACGACACCGATGGCGCGCTGCGGTTGCTGCAGGTGCAGAACGGCGGCCCCGACGCTCACTTGATCGAGGGCGTCAACATTCTCGAAGCCTCGGCGACGCTGCGCGCCGATCAACGCCATTCCAAGTACGAGGGCAAGGGCCAGCGTACCGGCACCGACGAGAAGTTCGGCAAGCGCGCCGCCCAGGTCGGCGCCGATGTGGCCGACGAAGCGGTCAAGCGCTACCGGCCGTTCGTGCTGCTGAACGAAACCGCGGCCGACAAGGAAGACGCGCGGCGCCGCACCGGGTGGGAGGCCGCCGCCCGCGCCGGCGAGTCGGTGCGCTGCGAAATCAAGGTGATCGATTGGATGAGTGCGCCGGGTCGCCTGTGGATGCCGGGCATGCGCGCCATGGTCGTGTCGCCAATGCTGGCGATCGAGCGCGTGCTGGCCGTCGAGAGCGTCAAGCACGAGCAGAGTGACGATCAGGGCACGATTACGTCGCTGTCGCTGACACCGGTCGAAGCGCTGAACCCGAAGGCGGGTGGCGGCGGCGCCGGCGGCAAATCCGACGGTGCGTGGACGGCGACCAAACCGGAGCAGGAGCCGAAATGAGCTACACGCGAACCGACGTCGATGCGCTGCAATCGCGGGTCCGCACGATGCTCCAGCGCGGCACCGTGAAATCGGTCGACGACGCCATGATGATGCAGATCCTCGACCTCGACATGAAGAGAGGCCATGCCCCGACGCGCGTCGAGCATTGGCACCCCTATGGCATCTCGATGCACCCTCAGACCGGGTCAGAGGTCATCGTCGCGGCGCTCGGCGGCAATCAGGACCACATGATCGTGCTCGGCACCGCCGATCGCCGCTACCGGCTGAAAGTGGCGGCGGGCGAGATGGCGATCCACGACGACCAGGGGCAGAAGGTCCACTTGATGCGCGACGCGGTGTTTGTCGAGACGAGCAAGAAGGTGGTCGCAAAGGCGCCGCTCGTGCTCGTCGGCGAAGACAACCCTGGCCTGCCGCGTGTGATGACCGAGGCCGGTCCGTCGAACGTGCTGCGCGCCAAGGTCTGACGCCGACTGTCCGTTACGTCAGCGGCCAACGGCCGCTCAGCGCGCGACCGCGCGACGGCGCCGGTGCGCCGCCACCAGGAGCCAACATGGCCAACATCAGAATCGTATGGGACGCGGCGCGCATGCGCGGCGACTGGCTGCTCGCCGGCGTTACGCTCGACAGTTCGCAAGCGCTGGTCACGGCGGTCGCGGCGGCGCTGTTCACGCATCGCACGGCGCGCGCCGACGACGTGCTGCCCGACCCGACGTCGCTCGACCGTCGCGGCTGGTGGGGTGACGACGAATCCGCCGAGTTGCGCGGCGGCTGGCCGATCGGCTCGCGGCTGTGGCTGATCTCGCGCGAGAAGCAGACCGACGCAACGCGCCGCCGCGCCGAAGACTACATTCGCGAGGCGCTCGACCCGTTCGTCGAGATCGGCCTCATCGACAGCTACGATCTGACGGTCGAGTGGTTCGCGCACGAGCGGCTCGGTGCCGAGATCGTGCTCGATCGCGGCCCGCGCGGCTCTGTGGCGGTGCGTTTCGAGCGGCTCTGGGACGAGGTGATCTGATGCCGTGGAATGTGCCGTTTCTGCGCGACCGCCGCCGCCAGGTCCGCGACGACATCGACGCCAGCCTGCCGGGGGCCGACGCGCGGGTTCCCAACGCGCCGCTGTCGGTGATCGCCGACGCGCAGGCCAGCCTGACGAACGACAACGACGCGCACCTGGAATGGGTGGCGCGGCAGATGATGCCGGATAGCGCCGAAGGCGAGTTCGCCGAGCGCTGGGGCAATATCTGGCTGGCCGAAGGCCGCAAGCCGGCGACCTATTCGAGCGGGTTTGCGGTGCTCACCGGCACCACCGGATCGATCGTGCCGACCGGCGCCGAGATGGCGTCGACGGTCATCGACGACGCCGGCAACCAGGTCACCGTGCTGTTTCAGATCACTGCTGGCGGCACCTTGTCGGCCGGGTCTGCGACGCTGCCTGTCGAAGCGCTCGACGCCGGCGCGATCGGCAACCTCGAGGACGGCGCGTCGCTGTTCCTGACCGAAGCGCCGGCCGGCGTCGACGGCACGGCGACGGTTGCCGCGCCCGGCCTCGCCGGTGGCGCCGACATCGAGCCGATCGAGGATCTGCGCCGCCGCTACATCAACCGCATTCAGGAGCCGCCGCACGGCGGCAACGCCAACGACTGGGTGCAGTGGGTGTTGGCGCAGCCCGGCGTCACGCGGGCCTGGGGTGCGCAGGAAATGGGCGTCGGCACCTATTCGGTGCGCTTCATGCTCGACGAGGTGCGTGCCGAGTTCGACGGTCTGCCGCAGTCGGCCGACATCACGGCGGTGACGGCGGCGCTCGCGGTGCTGCGCCCGGTGACCGTGGCGCAGACGTACCTGCTGGCGCCCGTGCAGCAGATCGAGACGGTGACGATCGACAACCTGATCGGCGACACGCCGGAAGTGCGCACCGCCATCCGCTCCGAGATCGACGCCATGCTGTTCGTTCGCGCGCGGCCCGGCGCGACCATCTCGGCGTCGTGGGTGCGCGAGGCGATCTCGGCGGCGACCGGCGAGGACCGCCACGACGTGACCATCTCGAACCTCGTCCCGGCCTCGGCCGGGCACATGATCTTCATCGACATCGAGTACGCCTGATGAGCCGCCGCGAGCCGCGCAACTGGCGTCCGCACGACGCCGACGCCTACCTGCACGCGATCATGGCCAAGCTGCCGCGCGGTGAGGTGTGGCCGCGCGACCCAGATTCGACGCTGGTGCGCACGATGCGCGGGCTCGTCGGCATCGTGGCGCGCTGGGCCAACGACGTCGGCACGTTCTTGATCAGCGAGGCGTTCCCGCCGTCGTCGTCGCCAGCGCTGCTGCTCGGCGATTGGGAGCGCGTGCTCGGCCTGCCGGAGCCGTGTCTGCCGGTCACCGACCTGACGCTGGCCGAACGCCAGCTGCAGGTGCGCGAAAAGCT